GGTGCCGGCGGCGCGCGGTCGATCTCCGTTTTGAATTGAGAATTTTCTAGGGGGGAAAAAAAGTGGCATTCGATCCGGAGCGTATACCGATCGCGGTCATGGTCCGGATTCTCGAGGCGGCCGGGGCGACGGTCACGCTGGAGGAGCTCGAGGAGGAGCTCGGCGCGGCCGGGATCGTCGCGGCGGAAATTTCGATCTGGGACTTGGCGGCGTTGTGGACGGCGAAGGTCCTGGCCTGAATCTCCGGCGCCTGTCCGTGGCGGAGCTCGCGCGCCGCCTGAACGGCGCCCGGCTCGGCGAAGTGGTCACCGACCGCTCGCTCCGCGACCTCCTGACCCGGATCGGGAGCTCGGTCGGGTCGCCGCGGTCGATCGACCTCTTCGCCTATCTGGCATGGTTGGCGAACCATCGAAAGACCGGGTCCGACCCGGCCGAGCTCCCGGAGCAGCGCGGACTCTTCTCCGATGACCTCGAGGACCTCCCGGCCGAGGGGAAGCGCCCGATCGATTTCTGGAATGCCGAGTGGAAGAAGGTCCGGACGCTCGCGGCGCGCCAGGCATTCCTGGTCCAGAAGGGGGACCTCATCGCGCGCGCCGAGGTCGAGGTCCTGCTCGCCGACCGGGCCGCGGCGATCAAGCAGGGGCTCGACCGGATCGACAATGAGCTCCCTCCCCTGCTCGCGCCGCTCGACAATCCGAGGGACATTCGGGCCCTGCTCCGCGACCGCCACCGGGCCCTCCTCCGGAGCTACGCCCGGCCGATCGATCGGAAGGAGTGAGCATGGCCCGCCGGGTCGAATGGTTCCCGGCCGAGCTCGCGGCCCTCGTGCCGGCGACCGACCTCCCGCTCTCCGAATGGGCGGAGGAGAACCGGATCCTGGACCCGATCAACTCCGGCCTCTCCGGGCCCTGGCGAAACCAGGTCACGCCCTATCTCCGCGGGATCATGGATGCGATGGTCGACGAGCGGATCGAGGAGGTCTCTTGCGTCAAGGCGACTCAGATGGGCCTGACCGAGGCGGCCTTGAATCTCCTCCTCTGGATCATCGCCGAGGACCCGGGGCCGACCATGCTCGTCTACCCGCGCAAGGAGGACTGCGTCGCGATTTTCGACCACCGGATCAAGGAGCTCCTCCGGGTCAACCCCGTGGCCTCGCGCCACCTGTCGGCGCGCCGGGCCGACAAGAAGAAAGAGTCAATCGTCTTCGATCGCATGGTGCTCTACTTCGGCGCCTCGACCGCCGCGGCGGACCTCGCCTCGAAGGCGATCCGCTGGCTGATCCTCGACGAGCTCGACCGCTACGCAACCTGGGTCCCGGGCGAGGGGTCGCCGCTCCAGATCGTGCGCAAGCGCCAGAGGACCTTCTGGAATCGGAAGATCCTCAAGTTCTCCTCGCCGACCACGGTCGACAACCTGATATGGCAGGAGTGGCTGGCGAGCGACCGCCGGCGCTATTGGGTTCGTTGCCCGGGTTGTGGGACCTGGGCCTGGACCACCTGGGCGAACATTCGATGGCCGAAGGAGGTCCGCGACCCGGACGAGGTCAAGCGGGACCTCCTCGCATGGTGGGAGTGCCAGACCTGCCGGGCCAAGATCCGCGACCGGTCGATCGAGCGGGAGCGCCTCATCGACGGGGGCAAGTGGGCGCCGGAGGACGCGCGCTCTGGGAAGGATGGCCCGGTCGGCGGGACCTATCGGGCCCATGCCGGATTCCACCTGCCGGCGCTCCTCTCGACCTGGTCCTCCTGGTCCGACCTGGTCGCCGAATGGTTGGAAGCTCAGACCGACACCGACAAGCTCCAGGCCTTCATCAATACGCAACTCGCCGAGGCGTGGGAAGAGAACGTCCGTTCCTGGTCCGAATCCGACCTCCGCGGCCTCTGCCTCAACTATCCATCGGGCCACGTCCCGGAGGGGGCCCGGTTCCTCACGGCCGGGGTGGACGTCCAGCTTGACCATTACTTCTTCGTGGTCCGCGCATGGGGCGAGAAGTGGGAGTCATGGCTGGTCGACCATGGGCGGGTCGAGTCTCTCCTCGAGCTCGAGACCCGGGTCTTCGATGGGGCCTGGTCGGGCCGCCAGGTCGACCTGGTGCTCATGGACTCGGGTTACGACGCCTGGACCGTGTACGATATCGCCGCGGCCCGAGGCGATCTGATCCGGCCGACCAAGGGGATCGACTCGGCGAAACCGATCCCGTACCAGGCGACCCGGGTCGACCGGAACAAGGTCACCGGGGCGGTCTACCCGGGCGGCCTGCTCCTGTGGCTCATCAACGTCGGGGTCTGGAAGGACAAGATCATGCGGTTCCGCTCGCGCCCGGCCGTGGTCCTCGAGGCGGTCGGCCGGGTCGGCGGCGAGGCGCCGGGCGGGTGGCACCTTCCGATCGACGTCTCCGATGACTACCTGGCCCAGGTCGTCGGGGAGAAGCGGGTCCAGGAGCGCAACCGGAAGACGGGCCGGGTCCGCTGGGTCTGGCGGCCGAAGTATCGGGGGATGCCTTCCCACTATCTCGACTGCGAGGTCCTCGCGACGGTCGCGGCCGATATGCTCGGGGTCGGGTCCGATGCGCCGCCGGCGCGGGCGAAACGGACAGAAAGCGCCAAGGAAGGACAGGATCGGCCGGCGCGGAAACGCGGGTCATGGATGAGTTGGAAATAGTTCCCTCTCCCCTTGACTTTCCGGGCCCGGGTGCGCCAATTCGACCATGCGCACCGCGGCGGAAATCCAGGTCGAGCTCGACGCGCTAAACGCGCTCATCCTCGAGATCATCCAGCAGAAATTCGCCTTCGTGTCGATGAGCGGGCGGACCGTGACCTACCACGACCTCCCGAAGCTCCGGGAGCACCGGACCGAGCTCGAGGCGGAGCTCGCCCGGGCCGCGGGGAGCGAGACCAGGACCTTCGTCCAGTACGGGCGACCATGAACCTATCGACCCTCACCGACCGGATCCTCGGCGCGGTGGCGCCGCGCCTCGCGCTCCGGCGCGAATCGGCGCGGATCATGCTCCGCGACCTTCGGACGACGGAGGAGCGCCGCCTACGCTACCGGGCCGCCGAGACCCATCGCCTCCGCGAGTGGAACGGGGTCACCGACGAGACCGACGCCGAGCTCGAGCTCGACCTCCCCAAGCTCCGCGAGCGGTCCCGCGAGATCGTCCAGAATTCTCCCCTCGCGGCCGGGATCATCGGGACCTTGGTCGACAACGTGGTCGGGAGCGGGTTCGAATGCGTTCCCTCGCCGCGCGCCGACCGGCTCGACGTCGACGAGACGGCGCTCGACAAGTTCCGCGACCGGGCGAAGGACCTCTGGGAAGAGTGGTCGGAACAGGCGGATGCGACGGCGCGGACCGACTTCTCCGGCCTCCATCGCCTGCTCGAGCGCAGCGCCCTCGAGGGCGGGGACGTCTTCTTCCACCTGGTTTCGATCGAGGACAAGACCCGGACCTTCCGGACCGCGATCGAGCTCCTCGAGGCCGAGCGGGTCGGTTCGCCGGTCGGGGACCTGGAATGGCGGATGGGGGTCAAGCGCGACCGGTTCGGTGCACCGACCCATTTCCGGGTCTTCGGCGAGGGGGATCAGAAGTGGAGCGGGCAATTCAAGACCTACCCGCGCCTCACCGCGGCCGGCCTGGTCATGGATCAGTACATGATCCCGCTCCGCCCGGGCCAGACCCGGGGGATCCCGATCTTCGCGCCGGCGCTCGAATTCTTCGACGACCTCCGCGGTTACGTCGATGCGGAGATCACGGCCGCGCGCGCGACCGCTTGCATTACTGCAATCGTGAAGCGCAACGGGCCGGCCGCGGCGGTCCCGTCCCGGGCGACCCGCGACGCCGTGACGGGCAAGATGATCGAGGAGCTCCAGCCAGGGCAGATCGAATACTTGGAACCGGGCGAGGACATTGTCCCATTCAACCCGCAGCGCCCGGGCATGATCTTCGACGCCGCGGTTACCTCGCTCGTCCGAATGATCCTCCGGGCCGTGGGTCTCCCCTTCGAGCTCGGCGCGCTCGATTTCTCGAAGGCGAATTACTCGAGCTCGAGGGCCTCGATCCTCGAGGCGCGGCGCTCCTTCGTGGTCCGCCAGATCACGCAAGCGCGCCGGGTCTTGCAACCGATCTACCGGGCCGTCCTCGAGGAGGCATGGTTCCAGGGGCGATTCAAGGGGATCGTTAAAGAACCATCCTGGGCCGCCAATCTCGCCGAGTGGACCCGGGCCGATTGGGGATTCCCGGGGTGGGGTTGGGTCGATCCCGAGAAGGAGATCAACTCCTCGATCCTCGCCGTGAAGGCCGGCCTCTCGACCCGGTCGATCGAGGCGAAGAAGTGGGCCGGACGGAACTGGTCCGACCTCCTCGAGGCCGGGGTGCGCGAAGAAGTGAAGATCCGGGAGACAAGGAAGAGGCTGCTCAATGAAGACCCAGAACCGGAACCGGAACCTGGCGGCGGTGGCGGCCTCGAGTGAGGTCCGCGAGCTCCGGGCCGATCTCGCGCTCGCCGTCCCGGACGGGGAGAAGGCGCGGCGCTTCTCCATGCTCGCCTATACGGGCGGGATCATTAAGTTCCCGGGCGAGAATTTCGCCATCGACCTCGAGGGCCTCTCCTGGCCCGCCCGGGCGATCCCGATCCTCATCGACCATATTTCGACCGACCGGGTCGGGTTCTCCGACCGGGTCGAGCTCTCAGAGCGGGGCCTCGAGGTCGGGGGGAAGTTCCTTCGTTCCGCCCGGGCGAAGGAGATCCTCTCCGATGCGGAGGACGGGTTCCCATTCCAGGCGAGCGTTCGGGTCGCCGGCACGAAGATCGAGCAGGTCGAAAGCGGTTCGACCGCGCAAGTGAACGGCCGGACACTCACGGGCCCGGGTCTGATCTATCGGGAGAGCGATCTCCGCGAGGTCTCCTTTTGTTCGCTCGGCGCCGACCCTGATACCTCGGCGCAAGCTCTAGCCCATAGGAGGGGCATCATGGCAGGAAAGAAGGATGGCGCCGATTCGACCGCGGACTCGACTGCGGCGAAGGGGGCGGGGGATGCGAGGGCCGAGGCGCGCGCCGAATTCCAGGCGCGGGTTGCGAAGCTCTCGAAGGCGGCCGAGTTGCCGCGCCAGGCCGAGCTCGTGATGAAGCTCGCCGCATCGGAGACGGCGCTCGAGGATGCGCTCCTCGAGATCGTCGAGGACCTGAAGGCCGCGGCCGCCGCGATGGTCTCGAAGCTCGAGGAGAGCAAGGCCGCCAAGGCGAAGAGCAAGGAGGACGAGGACGAGGAGGACGAGGAGGAGGAGGAGGAGGAGAACAAGGAGCGCAAGCAGGCCGCATCCGAGGTCCTCGACCTGGTCGGCAAGCTCCGCGGTTCGCCGGCGACCGAGATCCTCTCCGCCGACTCCGGCGATCCGGACGACCTCCAGACCCTCTGGAAGGCCGACAAGAAGCTCCGCGAGGAGTTCATCCAGTTCGAACATTTCAAGGCCTTCCGCGAGGCCGAGGCGCTCGGGCTGGTCTCGATCGTGAACGATCGCAAGTGACCGGCGCGACCTGAAAAAAAACAGCATTCCAAAGGAGTGAACCATGGGAGCTCTCTCTCTCTCCGAACGCGCAATCATCGGAGCGTATTACTTCACGCTCCGCGCCACGGTCCCGCCCTGGATCGAGGCCTTGTCCAACTACTTCCCGACCGACCAGGAGCAGGAGATCCTCCGCTGGCTGGGATCGAATCCGACCTTCCGGCAGTGGGTCGGGCCTCGGGTCGCGAAGGGGATCTCCGAGCACGGCGTGATAATCCCGAACATCGAATTCGAGGCGACGCTCGAATTCCTCCGGAAGGAGGTCACGCGCGACAAGACCGGGCAGGTCATGGTCCGGATCCGCGAGTTCGCGCAGCGCGCGAACCAGCACTGGGCCCGGCTGCTGACCGAGCTCATCGTCGCCGGAGAGGCGGCCGCCTGTTATGACGGGCAGCTCTTCTTCGATACCGACCATCAAGAGGACAACTCGCCGGCGCAATCGAACGACCTCGCGGTTGCGCTCTCGACCGAGGGCGAGAATCCTTCGGTCGCCGAATTCGCCGCCTACGTCCTCCAGGCGATTACCGCCATGCTCGGGTTCGTCGACGGTTATGGCGAACCGATGAACGAGGGCGCCCAGGAGTTCATGGTCATGGTGCCGACCGGACTCTGGCCGATCGCGAAGAAGGCGATCCAGGCGAGCGTAATCGTCGACACGACCCAGGCCGCGGACAACGTCCTCTCTCAGAGCTCGGACCTGAAGATCCAGCTTCAGATCAACCCGCGCCTCGACGCCCTCGGATGGTATTCGGTCGCGAATTCCCTCGCGAAGTTCGCGGTCTTCCGCACCGATGGAATCGTGAAACCGTTTATCCGGATCGAGGAGGGCGGGGTCCGGACCCAGGCCTTGGCCGAGGGGTCCGAATACGCTTTCCAGAACAACCGATTCCAGTTCGGCGCCGCCGCCAACCGAGGCAAGGGTTACGGCTACTGGCAGCAGGCCGTCCTGGTTACCTCGACCGACAAACAGTAAGGTCTGGGCCTATCGGCCCTGGACCTTCGAGACCCATGCAAAAGGAGACCTGATATGGCACTGACCAAGGACACGCCGCGAGGATACGCCTCGCACGACCAGGGCGACACGGTCGATCTGCCCGTCAAGAACGCGGTCCAGATCTTCGAGGGCGCCGCGGTCATGGAGAACGAGAGCACCGGTTACATGATCCCGCTGACCGGGACCGGGACCTCCGATGGATTCGTCGGATTCGCCGAGCGCCAGGCCGACAACCGGCTCGGCGCCGCCGGCGCGATCCGGGTCAAGACCCGGACCAAGGGGATCGTGGAGCTCACCGTCGCCGGGAGCTCCGTCGCGACGAACGGCGCCGCGGTCTACGCTTCCGACGATGGGACCTTCACCGTGACCTCGTCCAACGCAAAGAAGATCGGGACGATCCTTTGCTGGTTGGCGGGCGAGATCAACCTCGTGAAGTTCTACGCCTACAACCAGGCGCAGCCGGCGCTTGCCTGATTTCGATGATCCCGTCCTCCTCCTCGAGGAGGGGGACGGGGTGGGGGGGATCCATGCGGGTTGAACTGCGCCTCACCGTTCCGCGGGTGGTCGAGGGAACGCTCCGGCCGCCCGAGACGGTCATCCTCGAGGGGACTCTCCTCGAGGGGATCGGTCTCGCGCGGTTCCTCGCCATCCTCGGGTCGGGCAAGTGCGAATGGGTCGAGGCGCCGGAGGAGGCGCGGGAGGAGGGGACCCTCTCCCCCGCGCGGCCTCTCGAGGCCGAGGACGAGCTCGAGCGCCCGGCCGGGCCGGAAGATGAGGGCCGCCTCGAGGCCGCGCCCACGGGCCAGGAATCCGCCTTCGGCGTGAAGCGGCGGGTGCGGCGATGACGTTCGCCGCCCGGGTCGCCGCGGATGCCGCGATCTGCGTGGCGACCTTCGGCCAGGCGGTCACCTACTACCCGGGCGGCGACTTCGAGTCGGGCGAGGAGATCCTCGGCGTCCTCGATTTCTACCCGATGGCGGCGATGGACGTCGCGGTCGAGATCCCGGCCTATGATTGGGCCTTGACCATCCTCCTCGCCGACGTCGCCGACCCGGGTCGGAAGGACATGGTGGACCTGGTCGACCTCGCCGGCGTGGCGCGCCGGTGCCAGGTCGTGGCGGTCATGGCCTCGGATCATGGGTGCCACCGGTTGGCGATCCGCCGCGGCGGCCCGGTCCCGGAGGACCCGGAGGACCCGGAGGACCCGGAGGACCCGGAGCCTGAACCATGATCCGGATCCAGATCAAGGACCGAGGCCTCCGGGACGCTATGGCGCGGTGCTCGCGGGCCATGCCCGAGATCGCGATGGACGCGATGGGCCGAGGCATGTTCGGACTGCGCAAGGATTTCCTCGACAAGGACCTCCAGACCCGTTACCCGAGGATGGCGAAGCGGGGCCAGATCCGGGGCATCCTATGGTGGGTCAAAGTCTGGCGCAGCGCGCGGTCCAATGTGGTCGGCAAGTTCTCGCCGCGGGGAAAGAAGCTCGCCAGAAACCTCCTCGCGCTCGAGCGAGGCGCGACGCTCCGGCCGACCTCGAAGGGCGCTATGGCGATTCCCGGGCCCGGGGCGAAGAACGCCTCGGGCAAGGTCCGGAAGGGATTCCGGTCGCCGGCGACGCTCGCCCGGACGATCAAGGGTTGGTCGACGCCGCGCCAGGGGAATCGCATGTTCCTCGTCGCGAAGACCCGGGCCGGCGCGGGGCGGATCATGTTCGCGCTCCATCGCCAGGTCCGGATCCCGGCGCGGTTGGGCCTGCTCACCTATTGGAAGAAGGGCGCGACCCAGAGGGCCTTCTTCGAGCGCCTCGAGAAGGTCTTGAAGCGCGACCTCGGCAAGGCCTGGAGGGGGAAGTGACGCGCCGGAACGACATAGTCGAAGACCTCCAGGAGCGCCTCGAGGCGCTCGAGGACCTCGAGGCCGTGGTCCTGTTCGACCGCGAACCGCCCGACGTCACGGCGCGGCCTTGCGTCGCGCTCACCTGGACCTCGGATCGGTTGACGGCAGGTCCGGCGAATGGTCGATTCACGCGGTTTCTACGGGTCGCGATCTACCTTTTCGCCGTCGAGGCGGAGGGCGAGACCCTGCTCGAGACCATTGACCGCCTCCTGGCCGAGATCGAGGCCGTGGTCATGGCCGATCATACTTTCGGGGGAAACGCCTTCGACGTTCGCGACGTCGAGAGCTCGCTCTTCCCGGCCGTTGAGGGGATCGGCGACGTCGGCGGGATCGTCACTGCCGAGATTGGATACTACTCGATCGGATTGGGGGCGACGTGACCGAAACCCTCGCGCTCCCATACGGTTACGCCGTGACCGAGGAGGACCTCGGGATCGACTCGACCGGGCCGCCCGGACTCATCCATGGGCGCCAGGCGCGCCGGGTCCCGCGGCGGTTCACGATCCGATGGGACGGTCGCGGGATCGGCGCTTCCGATTGGATTCGCGGGCTCGCGGTGCGCTCCGGCCTCGGCGCCGACGTCGTCGATTGGACGCCGCCGGACGGAACCCCGATCAAAGGGCGGATCCGATCCCTCTCCGTCGAGGCGATCTCGGCCGCCGATCACCGGATTTCCATCCTATTCGAGGAGGCGATAGAACCATGTTAGAACGAGTCAAAGATATCTTCGCGCGGGTCGAGACGGGAGAGGGGGTCTGGACCGATCCCTTGTCCGCGCCCTACAACGTCGTCGCATTCGATCCGGAGCTCACCGAGGAGCATGAGGAGATTGCGCGCCAGACCGCGGGGAGCTCGCTCTCGAGGCGAAAGACCGTGGTGGGGCGCTCGACCGCCTCGGTCAACTTTACCATGGATCTCCGCGGGAGCGGGAACGTCCTCGGCGTCCCGGTCGAACCGGAGTGGGGCCCGATCCTCCAGGCCTGCGGGATGCGCATGGAGACCCTCGGGATGATCCTGGTTGAGAATTGGGCCGCGCCTCTCGCCCATAAGGCGGTCATCGGGAACCATGGAAGCTCCCCCACGGCGACCGGGATCGCGGTCGGCAATTACGCAACCGCGGCCGGGCATACGATCATCCTCTACATTCCGACCCTCGGGACCTTCGCCAATTCGGACCCGGTCTATAAGACCACCGACGAATGGTCCACCTCGACCAAGGTCGCCGACGTGACCTCCGCCGGCGCGACCGCGCTCGGCGGGTGGCACTACGTCCCGGAGACCAAGATCCGCTATCAGGTCGCGACCTCCGCGGCCGGGTGGACGACGGGGGCGACGACGGAGGTCGGCGAGACGGTCAAGGGGACGAAAGGCGGATCGCCGGATGCCTACGGGGTCATCCTCGCCGGGTCCGGCCTCGCGACCGGGTCGGCCCAGACCCTCTACATCGAGCCGATCATCGGGACATTCGTCGACGCTATGGTGGTCACCGGGCAGACGAATGGCGACACGGCGACGCTTGCCGCTGACGCCGCGCCGAAGGACAACTGGACCCTCTCGGTCGCCGAGGTCCTCGACGGGATGGCGATCAAGGTCCGCGGGTGCCGGGGCAACGCGAAGATCGTCCTCTCGGCCGGGCAGCCTTCCCAGATTCAATTCGAGCTCAAGGGAATGTCCGAAGGCGAGATCGATATGGTCTCGCTCACCGGTGGGACCAAGGACCCGGGCGCGCCGCTCCGCTTCCACCTGGCCGAGTTCTCGGTCGATGGAATCCCCTTCCGGACCGAGGCTCTCGAGATCGACCTCGGGAACGCGGTCAACATTCGGACCGATGCGAACGAGGAGGAGGGCGGGGTTTCCCATATCGTCGCCGACCGCGACGCTAAGGGCACCATGACGCCCGAAATGGTCCCTCCCGGGACCTACTCCTGGCGCGACCGGATCAAAGAGTCGACCCTGGTCGCGATCTCGACCTATCTCGGGGTCGGCCTCGCCGGGATCGGGCTTACCGGGCATGATCTCGGTTCGAATGTCTGGATCGAGATCCCGTCGGCCCAGGTCCTCACGCGGCCGCTCGAAAGCCGGGAGGGGATCCTGGTCGGGAATATCGGGTTCGCTCTTCGGACCGAGACGATCCAGGGCGAGGACGAGCTCGAGATCTACGTGGTTTGATAGGGGGAGACCGATGGCGATTGCACGCGACCCGAAGCGGACCTGGGAATGGATTGCGCCGGAGGACCTCGAGGCCGGGCCGGAGGCAACGGTCTGGACCCTCGGGACGATCACGGCGCGCCAGGATGCCTGGATGATCGATACGCTGATCCCGGATCCCTCGGTCTCGGCCGAGATCCCGCGGGGCCGGTTCCAGCTTCTTGTGCTCCAGTGCGGGATCCGCGGGGTCCGGAATTTCAAGGACGCCGACGGGGCCGAGGTCGGCCTCGAGTGGCAGGAGAGCGGGGCCGGCCCGATCGCCTCCGATGACTTCATTTCGCGGATCCCGCGCGATCTGCGCAAGGCCTTGACCTCGGCAATCCTCGAGGGGAACGCCTGGAATGCGACCGATCGAAAAAACTAATCCTGGCCGCCGGGGCGACCTGGAGCCGGCGGTGGAAGAAGGACTGTCGCACCTGTCCGCCAGGGGGCCGCGAGGCATGGGGGTGCCTGGCCGACGCCGCGAGGCCGATCGGTCGGATCCCCTGCCCGGCGTGCGACGGGGCAGGGTGCTCGGCGTGCAAGGACCACGGCGGGATGATGCCGATCTTCCGTTGCCCGGGCCGATCGGTCCCGAGGATCGCATGGGAGATCTGCCGCGACTACGTCCTCCTCGACGCCGGGATCATGCCGGCGCCTGGAGGTCTCCTCGACCAGGCGGCCGGGTGGATCCAGGCCGTGGGATTCATCGGCCGCGAACGGGCGAAATACCTAAAGAAATCCGATGACTGAACTCGCCGCCATCGCCTCTCTGAAGGACCAGATCTCGCCTGGCCTTACCGCCATCGCCTCGAAGAGCGCCGCATGGGCGAAGGGAATGGCGGGCCACGTCTCCGGCCTGGTCAAAGGGTTCTTCTCGCTCAAGGGCGCGGTTACGGGTCTCGCCGCAGTGTGGGGCGCGCGCCTATTCGGGTCCTTTATCTCCTCGACGGCCGAGGCGATCGCGGAGATCTCGGCGCTCTCCGATGCGCTCGGAGTGACCACCGAATCCCTCTCCGAAATGATCTATGGCCTCGAGAGTGTCGGGGTCAAGCAGGACCAGGCGCGGGCGGCGTTTTCGGCCTTCTCGAGAGCGATCGCCCAAGCTCGGGCCGGGTCTAAGGCTCAGGCCGACGCCTTCGCCGCGCTCGGCCTCTCGGTCGATGCGCTCGCCGAGGGAAACGTCGACCTGGTCGAGGTCTTCGCCGAGGTCTCCGAAGGCCTCGAGCGGATGGGGACCCAAGCGGAGAAGACCCAAGCTCTCCTGGCGCTCTTCGGCGAGGGGGGCGGGCGGTTCGGCGCCTTCATGGCCGAGGGCCGCGATTCGATGCGCGCCTGGTCCGAGGAGGCGAAACGGTTCGGAGTGTCGGTCACGGCGGGGGCCGAGAAGGTCGCGACTCAATTCTCGATCGCGAAGCAGAAATTCGAGAATTCGGTTAAGGGGATCAAGGACGCGATCTCGCTCCAGCTCTATCCTCCGCTCCAGAGGGCGCTCGAGCGGATGGCGGAGTTCCTCGCCGACAATCGGGATCTGATCGTCGAAGCGGTCCGCTCGATCGCCATCGGGACGGTCTCGGCACTCGAGAAGATGGCGGTCCTGTTCCTCGAGATCGCGAACCAGATCTCCGCGATCTTACACTCGATCTCTGGCGCCTCGGATTTCGCGACCCGGAAACTCGAGAACCGGATCTCCGGCCTTTCCGAAGGCCTCAAGAAGATCGAATCCGGAGGGCCTCTCCCGGCCGGGATCACCGACAGGGCGAAACTGATCGAGGACCTAAAGGAGCAGATTGCGCTACTTAATGCCGAGCTCGAGCGGGGCAAGGCGAAGAGTTTCGACGTCGAGATCAAGGCGATCCAGGACGCCGCCGAAGGCCTTCGGAAGCTCCTCCGGGCCGGGCCTCAAGAAGCGGAACTGGACTTTGGGCCCAAGGAACCGAAGGGAGCGAAGGAGGGCGCCTATCGCGGCGAATTTATGCCCGAGATCGAGATCGAACCGGAGACGCCCGAGCCGGGAGTGATTGTCGAGGAGTCAAAGACGGCCTGGCAGGACTTCACCGGTGGGATGAAAAAGGGTCTCGAGGACTTCAAGACCTACGCAACCGACACGGCCGCCATCGCCCGGGATGCGGTGGTCTCGGGTCTGCTCACCATGACCGAATCGATGACCCAGGGATTCACCGACTGGGTCACTGGCGCGAAGAGCGCAAAGGACGCATTCCGCGATATGGCGGCGGATATGCTCAAGCAGTTGGCCCAGATCCTCATCCGGATGGCGCTCATGCGCGCCATGGGCGGGATCTTCGGTGGAATCCTCGGGGGCGGCGGCGGCGCGCCGGCGGCCGCCTTCGGGGGCGCCGGGTCGGCGCCATCGATGGCCGCGGCCGGGATCGGGCCCTCCGGGTTCGAGGGCGGGTCGAGCGGGTTCGGGCCGCGGGGCGAAGGGTCCGGACCGGTCTCAGTGAATTTCACCATTCTGGCGAATGATTCGCGCGGGTTCGACGAGCTCATCTACAAAAGGAAGACCCTCCTCTCCGAAATGATCCAGGACGCGATCTCGAGGCGGCCCGGGTTCCGCCAGGCTGTGAGCCGGGCATGACTATAACGCTCTTCGGCGATTCGTTCCGCGGCGGCCTGGTCCTGGTGCCGGCCGTCGGGTCGGCCGCGCCCGGACCCTTCGACGGGTGGACGAGTGTCCTCACCATTCCGGCCGCGGCCTTCACGGCGGGCCATTCCTACCTGCTCATCGCCTCCGGCCTGGTCGGCGATTGCGTCGCCGGCAAGACCGACCCGGCCCTCGCGCTCCGGGTCGAGGTCTCCTGGCGCGAGGGCGGGGGGAGCTACTGGTCGGGCCTCGAGCAGCGCATCGACCCGACCATGGTCGCCTTGATTCCAGACCGGCCGCCCTTTTCTCAGGTCCCGCGGTGGGGCCGCGGGTTCCCCTTCATCGCGATGATCCCCCACGCTCCGGTTGCCGCCCAGGACCTCGAACTCATCGCGCGATTCGCCTGGCCTTCCGGCAAGGTCCGCGGCGTCGATTTCCAGGCCGATTTCTGCTACCTCGATCAGATCTCCGTCATGGTCTGGGATCTGACCGTTATCGGCACCTCTCCCTTGTCCCAGGTCTATCGCAAGAGCTACGCCTCGAGCGATCCCGTGAATGGGACCGCGCTCGGCGGTCTTCCCCTTGCGACGATCCTCGCTCAGACCGGGATCCCTGGCGGCGCCTGGCTGATCGCCTGGTCCGCGCTCATCGCGCCCGAATCGCTCAACTCCTCGATCGGCCCGGTCGGACGTCTCTGGACCACTCTGCCCGGGGTCTTCCCCTGGGCGAATGATCCCCTCGTCCATTTCGGCCAGGCGGTCCGGCCGAACCGGTTGACCGATCGATACTGGATGGGCCAGGCCGGGATCTTCGGGGCCGGGTCCTCCTGGACCGCCGAGGTCCACCTGGGCGACGATTCGCCGACTCCTGGCCGCCTCTATCGGGCCGAGCTCATGGTCCTCGACGTCGGGACCGCGATGGACCCGTGGGTCTGGACCGGGACGCCGGCGGGCGGGGATGGCCGTTTCTGGTCGCAACCTTACCAAGGCGACTATACGTTTCAACGGAAGACCTTCACCGACTCCGGCGCGCTCCGCCGCCAGGCCTTCTTCTTCTCGGGCCGCGCCTCGGCCCAGGTCGGTTGCCGGACCCGCCTCGAGGTCGACTCGGGCGCGCTCTTCGAACCGCGCCTCGGCGCGATCGCCTCGAGGACCCGGACCGCCTCGAAATCCCTTTACTGCTCCGTCCCGTCGGTCACCGGAGCGAAGGTCGAGATCGGGATCGGGGCGCATTCCTTCGCGCTCCTCGGCGACGTCCCGCTCCGCGACTATCCTCCGCTCGAGACGGCCGAGAATGTCCAGAGCGCCGTCCTCTCCTTCCACCTGTTCGCCTTCGCGATGGGCCACGATTCCGATCCGCCCGTGAGCGCCTACGAAACCCCTGGCCCTCCGATCGCGATCGTCCCGGGCCGCGAGACCGCGCTCGATCCGGCGCACCTGCCCGAGCTCCCGATCGAACCTACCCTCTCGACCTCGCTCTCCCTCGAGACCGAGATCCGGGAGATCGAGTTCGCGCTCGGTTATCGTGCGACCCATCCGAAATACTTGAAGGCGCGCCGGGTCTATTCGCTCTCCTGGCAGGGGATGACCCGCGACGAGTGCAATACGCTCGCCGCCTTCTTCCGCTCCTCCGCGCTCGGCGGGATCCGCTGGCGGCCGCCCGGAGCCATCATCGATACAGCCTGGATCCTCAATCCGCGCTCGATTACCATCGAAGGATTCGAGGCGATCTCGGCGACCTTCGTCGAGCTCACCTTTGTAGCCGAGGAGATCGTATGAGATCGCTCCCGGCGCTTATGATGGCGGAGATCCGGCGGACCTGTTCGGCCGCGCCTTGGATCTGGCTCTATGAGGGGACCCTCGCCCAGAATCCCGACCCGACTCCCTCACCGACTTTCTACCTGACCTCGACCGATCACGTCGTGACCTGGGCCGAGCAGGAGTTCCTCCCCTATCCGCTCATCCATGAGGACCTCGAGGCGAACAGCGCCGGCGAGCTCCCGACCTGCCGGTTGAAATTATCGAACGTCACGCGGGAATTTTCGCGTTATCTCTGGCTGGGAAAGGGGATGATCGGGCAGACCGTGACGATCCGCCTGGTCCATTCCGCGCTCCTCGAGGTCGCGGAGGCGAAGATCGAATGGACGTGGGAAGTGCGCGCCGCGACCGTTACATCCGAGGGGATCGTCCTCTCCCTCGAGCTCCCGAATTATTTCGACGTCGCCTCACCGACCGGGATCTACGCAAGGGACCGGTGCAGTTTCCGCTATAAAGATCCGGAGACCTGCGGTTACGTCGGGGACCTGACCTTTTGCGATAAAACGATCTTCGGCGCGGCGGGGTGCCAGGCGCACGGCCTCGACGAGGCCGCGGCCGGCCGCCCGATCCGCCATCCAAGGATCAACCGGGCTTTCCCGGGCATTCCGCCGGTGCAGCGATGAGCGACCTCTCAGATCTCATCGGGATCCCCTGGGCCGAGGGCGGGCGCTCTCGGGAGGGGATGGATTGCCTCGGCGTCGTCCTCGAGGCGCTCCGCCGCCTCCGGCCCGACCTCGATCTCATCGACCCATGGCCCGATCAGCGATCGGTGCTCGAGGACTCGGCGACCTTCGCGCCCGGGTGGACCGAGGTCCCGCTCGCGCGCGGGCCGCGGACCGGCGACGTCCTCATCCTTCGAGGCGCCGGCGAGCACCATCTCGGCCTCCAGGTCGGCCCGAACGTCCTCCACGCGGTCCGCGGGGCCGGCGTGGTCTTGACGCCGCTCGCGCGCCTCGAGCGCCGGGTCCTCCAGGTCCTCCGGCCGCCCGAGCGGATCGAGGGACCCTGGGTCCGGGTCCTCCTGATCGAGCGGGCCTTCCCTCCTCCGATCCGGAAGCGGATCCTCCGGCTCCCCTGGCGCGGGGCTTCCTGCCTCGAGCTCGCCGCGGGCCTGATTCGGGCCGAGGCCGGGCCGATCACGGCGACCCTGGAGGATGGGCGCCAGATCCGCGGCGAGCTCCTGGCGGTCACCGTTCCGCCTCCAGGCGCGACGGTCATCCTGGCGGCCCTCCCGGCCGGGATCGAGACCATCCTTTTCTCCGTGCTCCTGCCGATGGTGGTCGGCGCCCTGATGGGGTTCGCCTCTCAGGCGCTCATGGGGCCTCAAAAGCCGGTCGCCTCGGCGCGCGGTCTCGGCGAGGAGTCACCGACCTACACCTGGGCCGGGATCGAGACCACCTACGGGGTCGGCCATCGGATCCCGATGATCTGGGGCCATCATCGGGTCGGGGGGCAGTGCATCGGCCGGACGATCTGGGAACGATTCGAGCGCCCGGGCGCGAGCGCCACGGCGCCGGAAAGTTTCGCCGACCATCTCCGCCTTCTCCTCGCCATCGGCGAGGGCCCGATCTACGCCATCGGCGACCTGCCCGACGGGTCGCCGGATCAGATCTTTGGCGAGCCGGTCGCGAAAGGGGCGATCCCTGGAGGTCTCCGGGTGAATGGATCCGAGGCATTCTCGGCGGGGGATGCCGCGGAGGCGCGGAGTGGGGAGATCCACCAAGCGCCCTTCGCCGACTGGCTCGCCTTTTCTTCCGTCCTCGCCGTGGCTGGGGACCTCCCCTATGGGGTCCCTTATCGATACGTCACGGTCGGGGTGAACGTCTCGAGGATGAAGGTCCGGATCAGCTTCGCCGGCGGCCTCTATCGGCTCACAAGCGGCGGACTCCCGAGCTACTACCAAGTGGATTTCCGCTTCCGCTTCCGGCGCTATGATCCGGTCAACCCGGGGCCGTGGTTCGATTCCGACCCATTCCTTCAGGTATTCGAAGGCCGCGCCCATCGCGGGCCCTTTATCTTTTCATTCGACGTCGAACCGGCCTTCTTTTTTGAACCTCCGGGCCAGTGGGAGATTGAGGTCTATCGGCTCACGCCCGACGACGAGGACCCGGCCTTCCCCTCGACGGCCCGGGCCTCGAGTGTTTGCACCTGGTCGGAGGTCATCGAAGAGTCTCAGGTCGGCGAGAACACGGCGCCGAGCTATCCGGGGACCGCGCTCCTCTCGCTCGACATTCAAGCGACCGAGCGCATTTCGGGGCCTTCGCCGAATGTCACCTTTCCGGTCTGGGGCCGGCTTTGCCCGTATTGGATCCCGATCCTCGGATGGCAGGAACCAGCCTTTTACCTGGCCTCGCCGGCGCCGAAATGGATCGGCCGGAATCCGGCGTGGGTCCTCGCCGACTTCCTGACCTCGAGGCGCGGAGGCCTTGGGAACCATTTCACGCTCGCGAATATCGACGCGGAGAAATTCGCCGAGTGGGCCGACTGGTGCGACGAGCTCGTCGACGATGGAGAGGGCGGCCTGGAGGCGCGGTGCCGGTGCGACTTCGTTCTCGACTCGGGCGCGCCGGCGTGGGAAACGATCCGGACGATCTGCCGGACCGGCGATGCAGTCCCGATCCTCGTCGGGAGCATCCTGACCGTTCGATGGGACCATCCGGTCGACCGGACCCAGGTCTTCACGCGCGCGAATTCGAGGGACCTCCAGATTACCTTTCAGGATAATCGGGTCCGGCCGAATATCATCGACGTCCAGATCCTCTCCGAGGCGGCCGACTTCGAGACCGAGATCGTCTCGATCGAGGACCCGCTCGCCATCGGCGTTTTCGAACCGTGGAAGCTCGGCGCCGAGCCGGTCCGGGCGGAGACGATCCAGGTCCTCGGCGTGACCCGGGTTTCTCAGGCGCGCCGGATCGGGATCTTCCGGCATCTCCAGGAGCGGATCCAGGATCACCATATCACCTTGACGGTGGGCCTCGAGGCGCTCGCCGCGGAGCTCGGCGACCGGGTCGGCCTCGAGACCGACGTCGTCCAGTTCTTCGAGTGGGGAACCGAGTCGATGCGCGCGCGCGAGGCGGGCGCGACCCAGACCCAGATCGTCCTCGATCGGGACGTGACCCTCGCCGCGGCCGCGACCTATCGGATCGTCGTCGAGACCGCGGCCGGGTGGGTCGAGCGGGTGGTCTCCTCGCCGGCAGGGGACTATCCGGCCGGGACGCCGATCGCCTTCGCCGCGCCGGCGCTCTCCTGGTCGATCGGGGCGGTGGTGGGGATCGGGCGCGACGAGGCGCTCCTCCGCGATTACCAGATCGCCCGGATCCGACTCCTCGAGGACCTCTCGGCCGAGCTCACTCTGGTCCCGTATTCCGATGACGTCTTCGACCTCGAGGAGGTCGAGGAGTTCGGCCCGACCGACGAGGACCCGCTCCCTGACCCGGTCCCGCCGCCGGCGCCCATGCTCGAGGTCGCGCTCGACCCGGAGGGCGGGGGCGAGCACCGGGTCTCCTGGGTTCCTCCGCCCGAGCTCGCCGGCCGCGAGGTCATGGTCTACGCCCGGCCCGAGGGCGGGCGGTGGGCCCTGATTTATCGTGGGACCGGGTCCTCGGCCGCGCTCCCCTGGGCCATGCCTCCAGGCGGCGCGCTCGAGCTCCAGGTCCTCAGTGCCGGAGCGGGGTCGGTCCCGACAGGGTCGGCCGCGGCGACCTCGTCCACGGCCCAGGAATGGGCGCCACGCTCGCCCGGCGTTCCCTCCGGCCTGGAGGCCTTCGTCTCGCCCGGCCGCTTGACCCTCTCCTGGGATCCGGTCGAGGGGGCGGTCGGTTATGAGCTCCGGGTCGGGACCTATTGGTCCGGCGCGCGCCTGCTCGACCGGGTCCTCGGTCCCGGTTGGTCGGGGTTCCTCCCCTCGAGCGAATTCCCCATTCACGTCCGGGCGCTAGACTCTCAAGGAATGTTCTCGGAGCGGTCGGCGACCATTACGGTCGACGTCTTGCCTCCGCTTGGTTTTGTCGTCGAGTCGGAAATCGAAGTTCTGGAGGGTTGAAATCATGGCTAACGAAATCCTGCAAAAGATCGGGGCCTCAAGCGCCCTGACCATCACGCTCGCCTCTCTGGCCGACGGGGCCGGGCGGGTCTCCGCTCAGGTCGCCGGGACCTCGCCGGTCGCGGGGAAGCTCCAGGTCTTTTACAAGATCACGACGGGGGGCAGCGCGCCCACGGCCGGGACGAGCGTATCTTTCTTCCTGGTCCGCGGCGACGACCACGAAACGGAGCACCGGGACGGCGGGGTTGGCGCGACCGATTCCGCCGTGGCGGATGCGGAGAATTTCAAGCTCGCGAACGCCGGAAACCTGGTCCACGCCTTCGCGGTCACCAACGCCACGGCCAAGGCCTATCAGGGTTCCTTCATCATCGAGAACCAGGGAACGGACTGGCAGATAGCAGTAATCAACAACATCGGCCAGGCGCTCTCGTCCACGGCCGGAGACCACTGGCTCCGGGTCCGCGGCGTCTCCGACGAGATCCAGGACGAGGTCTGAACATAGCAGGGCGGGCCGGCCCGCCCGGGGGGAGGACCCATGACGATCTTTCGACCGAAGACGCTCGCGATCAACCCGACCAGGCGCTCCTTCCTTTGCGCCGGCGTGGTCCCGTTCTCGACCGATGGAGGGCTGATCCAGGAGGTCATCAACGGGAAGACCTTCACGCCTTACCGGGGCGATGCGCCTTATTCGCGCATCCTCTCCCCATTCGGGCCGGCGATGAAGGCGAACGGGACCACCACGCGCCTTTGCTGGGACACCGACGATTCGAAGGAGTGGCAGGTCACAAAGCTTCCCGATACCTTCTGGGGTGTCGTGGCCTTCCGCTACAACCTCGAGGGCGGAGGCGGGACGGCTCAGACCGACCGGCTCATGGCCGAGCTCCGCGGGACCGAAGACACGCTCAAGATGGACACGTCGGGGACGGGGGACTACGCCGGCGCGCTCCATTTCGACCGGGCGGATGACTCCTCGGGCGCGATCTTCCGGACCCGGACCGGGATCCTGGTCCCGGGCCAGTGGTACATTGTCGCGGCGAAATTCGGAACGGTCGAGGATGACGTCGAGCTCTGGGTTAACGGGCAGCGCGAGGCACTCACCAAGGAGGGAACCGGCTTCGTGAAGCAGTGGGGCCGGATGACCCTCCATGGCGGGTGGAACGTCAACGCGATGGCGGCGGTCCTGGCTTATCGGGGATCCGAGATCCCGATCGAGGCGAAGCTCGATCCATGGTGGGCATTCCGACCCTCGACGCCGGAGGTCTATTCGATCCCCTTCGAGCTCCCAGATTCGGACGAGGTCGACCCTGCCGGGATGGTCCCGCATTTCGCCGAGATCGGCGAGGAGGTCTCCTCTCAGGTCTTCCTTGCGACCGAATACACCGGGGCCGCGGACCTCGAGGCGCGCTACACGGAAGAGGGCGAGGACCCGGTCCTGGTCACGGCGATCCTCGACGGGGGGACGATCATGGTGACCATGCCGGCCGGGTCGGCGCCGGCGAGCGGGATCGTCGAGATCCGGGTCCGGCAGGATGGCAAGGCCTGGACCGAGTGGACCGAGGTCCCGGGCGGGTGGACTTATTACTCCTCGAATATCCCGCTCCCCTCGCCCGAGGGGACGGCGGTGATTGCGCTCTCGAGGAGCTCCGGGCCCGGGCCGCTCGGGCTCGTCGCGACCGCCTCCGGGTCCTCCTGGACCGGCGTGGCGAAACCGTTCCACCATCTCGCCTATATCTGGGACTTCGACGACCCTACCGGATTCAAGACCGAGTGCCGGGGACCCGTGGCGGGCCACGTCTTCGAGACGCCGGGGAGCTATACGGTCAAGCTCCGGGTCTTCCGGCCCGGGCTCGGTTACGCCGAGGCCTCGGCCGAGGTCACCGTGACCGACGCCGATACGGTTTTCGACGGGAAGACCTACGTCTTCGCGAATGAGGGAAGCGACTTCGTCGGCAAGCCGGCCGGGGCCGTCGAGGTCACGACGGACGATTTCGACGAGGTCATCGAATACGCCGCGGCCGGCTATCGGTGCCTCCTCCGCCGCGGCGATACCTTCACCGTCGAGAACACGCCGGCACATTCCTTCTCGGGTTCGACGATCCAGGTCGGCGCCTTCGGCGCGGCGGTCGGGGACCCGGATGCGCTCGGCCGCTACGGAAATGATCCAATCGTTACCATGACCGGGACGGCGACCAGCCAGTATCTCACTCCGGCGGCCGCTGTGAACGGTCTCACCTTCTTCTCGATCCGCTTCCGCGACCTCGGGACCGGAGGATATCGGTGGGGCCACGGGCCGACCTCCTGGAATAATCACCAGGACCATATCACCTTCCACAAGTGCGGCCTGGAGGATTTCTACTCGGCGGGCCTGCTCGGCGATCGGACCGTCGACTACGTCGAACGCTCCGGGATCGTCTACTCCCGTTGTTACGTCAAGTCTACGTCCTATGGGCTTTACATCCGCGGAGTGAAATCGGCGGTCCTTGGGTGTTACCTCGAGGATACGGCGGTCCATAATGTCCGGGTCACTCTCGGGGTCGATTTCGCGATCCATGACTGCCCGAGGATCGGCGAGTCTCAGGACACGGCCCGCCACTCGATCAAGTTTCACGCGCAATCGGCGAGCCTGACCACGCCGGCGACGCGCTACGTCTACATCGGGCGGAACGTGGTCGAAGGATCGAATAACTGGCTTCTCTCGCTCGGGCCTCAGAACGCCGAGAGCGACGAATACGTCGAGGATGGGATCTTCGAGGCGAATGGAATCGTCCATCCGGCCGACCGGTTGAACCAGGCGACCTTCGAGATCTCGGCCAAGAACGTGACCATCCGCCAGAATTACGTCGTCGACCAGAGGTCCGCCACCGACAATTTCGACCTGGTCCTGGTCCATCGGCGCGGCGACGGTCTCGGTTACATGCCGGAGGGGGTCGAGGTCTACAATAACTCGGTCCTCTCGAGGCGCACCGGGGAGGGGAACTATCTCCGGATCCTCAACGTCGAGAACCATACCGGGGACGTCCTCTCGCGTGGGAACGTGCTTTACGCTCCGGGCAAGGCGGCCTCTCACGTCCAGGTCTATGGGCCCGGGATGCCGGTCGACTCCGAGGCCGACCTCGCCACGACCTCGACGGATCCGCTCTTCGTTTCGGAGGTCTCGGGATCGGAGGACCTTCGCCTCCAGGCCGGTTCGCCGCTCATCGACGCCGGGGGGGACGCGGAGGGACTCTTCTTCGACGCGGATGGGAAGCTCCTCGACCTCCTGCCCGATGCGGGCGCCTTCGAACGCGACGGCGAGGCCTTCGATTGGACGCCGAACGAGGAGGGCCCGGAGGGGATCCCCGATCCGGTCGGCCCGGTCCCGCTCGGGATCAACCTCATGGCCTTGGACCATTACGCAACGGCGAAGCCACTGGTCAACCTGTGCAAGATGGCCGCGCCCTGGGCCTTCTGGGATGGGACCGAGGAGGTCGTCCCGGAGGACGAGGATCTCGACGCGGACGGTTACCCGATCGCGATCCCGGAAGGGATCGAGATCGCCTATTCGGTGGTGCAAGCCGACTTTGAAGATTCGCGCCGGGTCCCCGAAGCGGTCGAGCTCGGCGAGCACGTCCTCACCTATGACGGGACCGGGACGGTCGACCTGGTCCTCTCCCCTCCCGGAGACCCCGAGCTCCGCCATTCCGCCGTTGTCTCCGGGTTCCGGTTCGACAACCCGAATGGGTTTATCAAGCTCGAGGTCTCCTCGATCGCGCCGGCGGATCATCCGCGGAATTTCCGGATCGCCGAGGCGCGGTTCGAGGGGGTCCAGGGTTCCTCCTTCACGCCGGAGTTTCTCCAGTCTCTCGCCGGGTTCAAAACGATCCGGGGCGCCGATCAGTGGTGGGTGGACGCCGGCTATGATTCGGCGAAAGGCGAGCTCACCTGGGCCAACCGGACCCAAGCGACCGCCTACACCTTCGTCGGGTCGGCGGCGCGCGCGGCCGCCTGGCCGCCCGAGCTCATGGTCGAACTCGTCAATGCGATCGACGGGGCGGATCTTTACTACATGGTCCCCTATCTCGCGAGCGATACCTACGTCGCCGGCCTGGTCGCCGCCTGGGCTGGGCTCAAGGCCGGGAAGAAGGTCTGGATCGAATACACGGGCGAACCTTGGCAGGGTCTCGAGCTCGCCGGTCACATGAAAAATTGCGACTGGTTGCGCGCTCAGGCCGCGATCCTCTTCGGCCCGAATCCGGAGGACCCGATCCTCCTGATGACCGACCAACTCAAAGCGCACGCGCACCATGGGACCCGGATCTTCGACCTGATCCTGGCGGATGAGAACTATGACGAAACGTCCATGGTCTTCGTCGCCGCCTACCCGTCATGGGTGCCGAATCATGCGACCTGGCTGGGCCCGGTGCTCGACTATGAACTGGCCGATACCCCGTGGAGCGACTACCTCGCCGGCGTTCTGACGTCGTTCTACTGGGGCGCCGCCTGGCCTGGAGGCGAGGTCGGGTTCGATGCGATGCTCGACGCCTGCAACGGCGACCATGAGCTCTTCGCGACGTTCTTCGTCTTCCCGAACCTCTCCGCCATGCTGACCACCACGGCGCTCCTCGAGGCCTTCAGCGCCTATCTGACCTCCAAGGGGGTCGCCTCGGGCGGCCTCTATGAGTTCGGGCCCTACCCCAACCATGGATGGTTGGGCGCCTATGAGCGGGTCGACGAGTTCATCGCGATCTGGAAAGAGACGTTCCGGTCGAGCCGCATCCGGACCATGATGGTCTACTGTATCAACGCCCTCTCGACCTGGTTGAATGCCGACCTTCCGGCGTGCCATTACGGTTCGATCGGGCCCTATCTCTCCTGGCGGCCCTGGACCATGGCCGAGGACTTCCTCGATCTCTCCTCCCCTCGCCTGGTCGCGCTCCGGAGTTTCTTCGAGATCGAGCAGGAATGGGACATTCTCGACCCGGTCGGCCTCTCGCCTAACTATGGGGACAAGGACTCGTCCCATGAGACCCTCGTGACCTGGCCCGGCCTCGACGGGCCGCTCCTCGAGGGTTTCAACGCCCGGATCGATGGATCGCTCACCATCGCGACCGCGATCGAGCTCAACGGGCAGGTCCATTGGAAAATCCAGATCCCGATCTCCGGGACCGCCCGGACCGCGACGATCGAGATCTCGCCGGACGCGGTCCACTGGTACACCGTTCCGGATGGGTTCCGCTACACGCTCTCGGCCGACCTCCTCCCGACCGGTCTCGCGCCCTCGAGCGGATCGATCTCGCTCCCCTGGGATGCCTCGGTTCTTTGGGGACCTGGCGGGCCTCCGGCGGCGGCCGAGTTCTTCGCCCGGTTGGATGGGGAGCTCGAGCTCGAGACCCTGATCGAGGGCGAGGACTGGACCATTACCATGCCTTCGGCGCTCGGCGGGATGACCCAGGGCGTCCATACGGTCGAGATCTCCGTCGACGGGATGACCTGGGTCGAGGTCCCGGGCGGGTGGACCGGGTCGGACGTCTCCTCGTCTTCCCTGGTCCCGGCGGGCCTCTCTCCGGCCTTCGGCCCGGACGACGCCGAAACGGTCCTGACCCTCTCCTGGTCGATCCTTCCGCCCGAGGTCGGGACCTTCCTCGCCCGGGTGGTCGGCGATCCGACGCCGCTCGAGACCCTGATCGACGAGGGGACCTGGACGGTCACGCTCCCGCTCCGCCGGACCGGCTACCATCCGCTCGGCGTCTCGCCCAACCGCGGGCCCTGGCGCGATGCGACCCGGGTCCGGATCTCCGTCGCGGAGCTCCTGGTCGCGATCGAGATCTCGCTCGACGGCGTCCTTTGGGTCCAGGTCCCGGGGGTCTTCCGCTGGACCGGCTACCCGACCGCGGCGGCCTTCTTCGGCCAGGCGGTCGGCGATGCGGCGACCCTCCCGGCCACCGCGCCGGAGATCGGCGCCGATGGGCGGTGGCGGATGGTCCTCCCGGTCTGGGCTGGGGTCGAGACCGTCGAGGTCCAGACCTCCTTCGATGGGATGACCTGGTACACGGATGGGCCCTTCGACTACTTCGAGCCGGGGACCTTCATCGGGATGGCCTTCCTGGCCTATCAGGCGGCCCGCGGGAGGATTGGCGAATGAGCACCGTCCTGGACGGGGTCGAGATCGTCGAGGCGGTCGCGCGCCTCGAGGAGGGGGTCTTTCGCGGGTCGATCACGTCCGACGAGGTCGATCCGGGCGACTCCCTCCCCCATTTCTGGACCGTCCTGGTCGACACCTGGGAAGAGTCTCTCGAGCCGGCCGGGGCGCTCCTCGAGGCGGCCGGGAGTGGCGAGGCAATGTGGCGCCTCGGCCTGGCCCGGGAGGCCTCGCCCGGAGCTCCTGGCGGCGACCTGTCGCGCCGGTGCTCCGAGATCGAGGGCGCGGCGAGCTCGATCCCGGGGACCTGCCGGGGCGAGAAGGGGTTCATCGGGTCCCATACAAGGCTGGACCTCGAGATCAGGACGTCCGACAATGGGGTCGACTGGTCGGACTGGCGGCGGCTAGGGCCCAAAGATTCGGCGTGGGGCGGGTTCTTCCAGGCGCGCGCCCTTTTGTCCCGGTGGTCGCCGCTCTTCCAGCGCAAGGTCGGCCGCTTTAAGATCATCATGGTCGGGGAGGGGATGTGACTCAACTCTGGTACCCTTACGACCCGGATGGGTCGGTCCATGAGAACCTCGGGACCCGGATCCCGGCCAACCTCCTGGCGCTCCGGGCCTCCTTCGCCGGGACCGCTGAACCGGCCTCGGCGGTCGCCTTTCACCTCTGGGCCGACACGACCACGGGCCTCTTGAAGCGGCGCAACGCAACCAATACCGCCTGGGTCGTCATCGGCCCGATCCTCGGCAACGGCGCCCTCTCGACCTTCATGGTCCCTCTCGGCGACATTGTCGACGCCGACGGCGACCCGATTGTTTTCGGTGCGCCGTCTTCTGCCCATATCGTCGACCTCGGCCTGGTCGTCTCGGCGGACGCCTTGCCCGATGCCGATGATTACTGGACCTTCCAGATCCAGAACACGACCAAGACCCTCGACCTACTCTCCGCCGCAATCACGACGGAGACGGTCGGATTGACCGCCTACGTCCCGCTCCACCTGACTCCCGACCAGAACGAGGATATCGACCTCGACGACGTCATCCTCCTCTCGATTTCAAAGACCGGTTCCGCCCCTGACCTGGTCTCACCAAGGCTCTTTCTGTCATGGTACCCAACCGAATGAGTGCACTCCCCATCGCCGCGCCCTTCCTCGCCCTCGGCGCTACCATTCCCTTCGCCCTCGTCTCCGGTGGCGAAGCGGTCTCCCTGATGGGTCTCCTCGAGCGGTTCGCCGGTTGGGGAGTGGTCGCATGGGTGGTCTACTACTTCGTGACGAAAAACGATCGAACGCAAAGGGAATTCATCGCGACGATCAAGGAATTCGGCGCCTCGGTCCAGATCTCGCTCGAGAAGGACCGCGAGGCGCAAGAAGAAGCGGCCCGGGTGCTCCGGGAGCACCATGCCGCTTTTATCCGTCTCCAGGAGAGGATCAAGGAACGATGCGAACAAAAGCCGGCCTGCTAGGGGTCTTCCTCCTCGGTCTCCTCGCGCTCTCTTGCAGTTGCTCCGTTCCGGAGGCCTACGTCGCCGCGGACCGGGCGACCTATGACGTGGTCGCGCCGCGGTTCCTGAACTACCTCCAGGCCGACCCGACCCTCGACCAGGTCGAGAAGGACCGAGAGGCCCGGACCATCGCCGCTTGGGATCTCCGGATCCGGAAGGCGGAGGGCCGATGAGCGCCGATCTGCTCGAGGCGCTCCTCGCCGTCGTGAACGCTTCCGACTGGTCGGACCCGGACAAGGAGCTCGCGCGCGAGCTCGCGCGGGACTACCGGGACCTCCTCCTCGAGGCGCTCGCGGGGCGCGACGTCAAGGACAAGCTCGCGATGGTCCAGGCGGGTCTCCTGTCCGTCGGCGCGGCCGGGGCCGTCACGGCGGCGAAGATCTTCCGCGAGACCGTCGCATCGGTCATCGGTTCCCTGCTCAAGCGCCTCTAAATTTTCCCGGGAAACCTTTTGACCGGGCCTGTCCCTCCTGGTCTCATCGGGTCTCAGGAGGGACCATGCCACAAAAAGACCCATCTCCGGCGACACCGCTCGGCCGCGCTCTCGAGTCTCGCGGCCTCTCGATCTCGAGGGTTGCCTCGAGGGCCTACCTGGACCGGACCACGGTCCTCCGATTGGCCTCGGGGACCCATACGTCATGGCCGCTCGCCCGGACCCTGGTCGCCTTGGGCCAGGTCCTCGAGCTCTCGCCCGGCGCGGTCGAGGACCTGATCCTCGCCGGCCCGGGCGACTGGCAGGACCGGGCGCGACGATTCCCGCGGCGCGCCCAGAAGGCCGATTCCGAGGCCGTGGAGGCGCCTGTCGAGCCGGGGTCCTAGGATGCCAGCCTCGACTCGATCGCCTGTCCTGGCGCTCGTCCTGCCGGCCTGGCCCGCGAGCAAGAAGAACTCCCGGGAGATCCTCCGCCGCGGCGCGCCCTGCCCGGTCTGCGGGATCCGGCCCGGCCTCGGCCTCCGGCCCTCCCGGGCGGCCCGGGCGAGCGGCCTCGAGGTCACGCTCGCCGCGGCCGCGGCGTGGGGCCACCATCCGCCGATCCCGGAGGACCGGGCCGTCGAGCTCTACCTCGAGCTCCGGGTCGGCCGGGCGGCCGGGCGGGACCAGGTCTTCCTGGAGGTCTTCGACCTCGGGCCCGAGGGCGAGCTCGCGCGCGGCCGCGGCCGCCGGCAAGACGTCGACAACGTCGTCTCGACCGTCATGGATGCACTCCAGGGGATCGTCTTCCGCGCCGATTCCCAGGTCTCGCGGGTCGTCGTCGCGCGGAAAGGGTGAAGGGAACATGCCTCAAGCGCCTTTGTGGGCCTATCTCGCGTTCACCTTGGTCGGCCTTCTCGCCGGTGCGGCCTTTACCTGGGCCGTCCTGGCGGAGCACCGCCGGCGCCGGCGCCCGGCCGGGCCGCGCCGCCTGGAGGAGGCGGACCCGCCTCCGCTCTCCCGGGCCGAGCAGGCGCGGATCTGCTCCGCGCTCGAGCGGGAGACCTCCTGCCTCGGCGTCGCGCCCGAAACGCTATGGGCCGCCGCCTTGCCGCGCGACCCGCTCGAGGGTTGGCCCGCTTTCCAAGCGGCGGCGCGCCGGCGCCTCGAGGCCGGGCGCTCGGTCTACGGGGATCGGTCCTTCGCCCTCGAGCTCCCGGAGGGCCTCGCCGAGATCCTCGAGGAGCTCCTCGACGCCGCCGCCTGGTCGTTCATCGCCTGGTCCCGATTGACGCGCCTCCGCGAGCTCGCCGGCCGGGCCGGGCAGGAGGACAAGGTCGTCGAGCCGGGGCCTTGACCCATGGGCGCCTCGAAGGCCTCGAAGGCGATCGCCTGGCAGGTCCTCGCCGCGATCGACCTCGCCGGTCGGATGCTCTCGGGCCGTGAGCTCGCCGCGGCGCTCGGGATCTCGCACGCCGCCGCCCTGGCGGCGCGCCGGTCCCTGCCCGAGCTCCTCGGGATTTCCACCGGGATTTCCACCTTCATTTCCAGCGAGATTTCCACCGGAGGGGTGGTTTCGGCCCGCGAGACCAAGCGGGACAAGGGGGAGGGCCAGGGGGAGATTTCCAGCGAGATTTCCACCGGGCCGGTCGAGATTTCCGCCGAGATTTCCAGTGGGGGGTCGGCCCAGGGGGAGATTTCCAGGAAGATTTCCAGCGAGATTTCCACCGCGGGGCCGGTTTCGGCCCTGGAGACCAAGCGGGACAAGGGGGGGGGCGCGGGGGAGATTTCCACCGGGATTTCCAGCGAGATTTCCACCGACCCGGGCGAGATTTCCCCCCCCTCATACTCCCCCCCTCTTCCCAGCCCTGTACCCTCCTCCTCATCCTCCTCCGTACAGACGGGAGAGGCGGGGCCGGAGGAGGAGGAGGAGGGGACGCTTCGCTCCGGAGCTCCGGACCCGATCCCGGACCAGGACCCGGACGCTCGAAGGGGGGGAGGGATCGAGGAGCTCCTGGCCCGAGTCCTGCCTCCGGGCCTGGCCCGGGAGTTCGCGCCGGGCCTCCGGGCCGGGGGATGGACCGAGGAGGGGGTTGCGACCCTCCTCGAGCTCGCGACGGCGCCAGAAAAGATCTGCCCGAGCCGCTGGCTCGAGAAGGTCCTCCGAAGGGATGCCTGGTGCCGCGACCTCTATCGCCGTTGCCATAGCAGGCCGGGGAAGGGGCGAAATCGGGCCAGCACGGAGCGATCTCTCCCCTGGGCGGAGGATGAGACCGGGAAAGGGATCGCCGCAAGGAGGGCCGTCCTCGAGGACCAGGAGGAGACGCGCCGGCTCGAGGACCGGGCGCTCCGGGCCAAGGTCGTCGCAACGCTGAAGACCCTGGGCCTCCGGGCGGCCGACTGTCCGCCCGGCGAGGCGGTCGCCGATGGGCTCGTCGGGCCGGAGGCCTGGACCCTGCTCGCCGGGATGCGGGGGATCCGGGCGCTCCTCGAGGACGAGGCCGCCGCGGCCGAGGCCGGGGCGGCCGGGGTGTCCTGGATCTCGATCGACCGCGCGCTCCCGCGCCTGGTCGCCTATCTCAGGAGGTCTCATGCCTGATCCGAAGACGCTGATCTACCTCGCCTCGCCCTTCTCAGATCCGACCCCACAGGTCCGGGAGGAGCGGTTCCATCTCGCGGCCGCGGCGATGGGCCGGCTCATCGCCGCCGGGTTCTTCATCATCTCGCCCGTGGTCGCGACCTACCCGCTCGCCGGCGGCCGGTGGGAATTCGAGGTCTGGTCCCGCTGGTGCCTCTCCCTCGTCGACCGGTCCGATCTGCTCTGGATCCTCCCGTTGAACGGGTGGCGCGAGAGCGTGGGTATTCGGGCCGAGGTCGCGCTCGCGCGCCGGATCAACGTCCCGGTCCGAATTCTCGCCGACTGGTCGGACGGGGTCCCGTCCTTCCTGAACGAGTGGGAAGCGGAGCGGAGGATCGAGGAGCTCCTCCGATGAGGGCCAGGCGCCCAAGCGAGGCCGAGCTCGGCCGGGCCGTGCGGGATTACTTCCGCGATGCCGGATGGGACACCTGGGCCGAGGTCACGGCTCAGGATCGCCGGTGCGACCTGGTCGCGCGCCGCGGCCCCGTGCTCACCGCGATCGAGATCAAGACCTCCTGGACCATGGCGCTCTTCGAGCAGGCGATCTGGTGGCGCCACTGTGCCCATCGGGTCTACGCCGCGGCGCCGTGCCGGCCCGAGGCATGGGCCGCGGTCTCGAAGCTCGCCGCCGCGGCCGGGATCGGCCTCCTCCAGGTCGCGAATCGTTTCGACGGGACGCCCGGGCCGGTCGAGGAGCTCATCGCCGCCCCGACCTTTGCGCGACCCTATCGACCGAAGGCGCTCGCGGACGCGCTCCTCGACGGGCAGCGCGAGGGCGCGGACCCGGGATGTTTGAAGGGTTGGCACACGCCTTTCCACGCGACCGTCGACGCGCTCAAGGGCAAGCTCGCCGAGGCGGAGGGCCGGGCGATGAAGCTCCGCGACCTCATCGACGCGATCCGGCACCATTACGCCTCGCACGCCTCCGCCATGGGCGCCATCGCGAAGTGGATCCGCCTCGGAAAGATCAAGGGGATCAGACTCGAATACCGCGGCCGCTACACCTGGGCCGTGCTCGAGGAGAAGTGATGGACGATCCAAGGGAAGAGGGTTCTCTCTGTCAAGCGTGCGGGAAACGCTACAAGGTGGACGTATGGATTCCGAAACGGTTCTGGAGAAAGATAACTCCGCGGCGCGACAACCTGGAAGCCGGTTTACTCTGTGGCCCATGCGCGCTGGAACGCATTGAGCAACTGTTCGGGTTCGCGGCGTTCCGATTGGTTGAACGCAGATAGGAGGGACGGGAATGGAAGAGGAGAAACCATGACCTGGACCGTTCGGACCGGCGACGCCGCGGCCGCTCTCGAGCTCCTCGAGCCGGAATCGGTCCACGGCGTGATTACCTCGCCGCCCTACTGGGGCCTCCGGGACTATGGGGTCGAGGGCCAGATCGGAAGAGAGGCGACGCCCGAGCTCTACGTCGAGCGGATCGTCGAGGTCTTCCGCGCGGTCCGCCGGGTGCTCCGGTCGGATGGGACGGTCTGGTTGAACCTCGGCGATAGTTACGCTTCGAACGCATCCTCTCCGCGCCGCCAGGGCGGATTCCCCCCGAATCGGACGCTTGCCCAGGAGGACGTCTCCGGCGCGATCGCCTATCGGTCCCGGGCGATCAAGGACAAGGACCTGGTCGGGATCCCCTGGCGCGTCGCCTTCGCGCTCCAATCGGACGGGTGGCACCTGCGCCAGGACGTCATATGGTCGAAACCTAATCCCATGCCGGAATCGGTGCGCGATCGATGCACGAAGGCGCACGAATACGTTTTCCTGATCTCGAAGCGGGCGCGCTACTGGTGGGACCCGCTCGCGCTCCGCGAGCCGGCCGCCTCGACGCCGCATGCGCCGGGGAATCGGAAGTGGGCGGCGGAACGGAAGGACGGCGACCGGGTCGGGAAGACCTGGAGCGAGGACGGGACGCGCAACCGGCGCTCGGTCTGGGAAGTGCCGACCGCGCCCTACCCGGGTGCTCATTTCGCGACCTTCCCCGAGGACTTGGTCGAGCCGATGATAAAGGCCTCGATCCCCGAAATGGCCTGCCCGGCCTGCGGGCGCGGTTGGGTCCGGACGTTCCGCTCGAGAGGCGCGAAATCCTACGCCGTGGCGAAATCCGGGGCCAAGCGGGGGGCCGGACTTAGGACCGCCTTCTCCGGCTATTCGGACGGGCGGCGGACGCCGATCCTCGAGCCGGGGCCCTGGGCGGCGGACTGTAACTGCGTGCCGGCGTCTTGCCCGGGCCTCGTCCTCGACCCGTTCGCCGGGTCGGGGACCGTGGGGGTCGTGGCGGTCCGGTTCGGGCGGTCCTTCCTCGGGATCGACCGGAACGCCGATTACGTCGCAATGGCCCGGGCGCGGATCCGGGCCTCGCTCGGGTTGTTCGATTCTGACCAGGAGGAGCGATGATGGAAGAAGACTTCACGCAAGTACCGAAGGGGCGCATGGACCAGATCGCCTTCGAGGCGATGGGTGGAATGCTCTCCGCCCGGCTCGCCCGGTTGGGCGAGTTCGAGAAGACCCTCGCCTCGGGCAAGGTCGACCTGGGGCCTGGCGCCAAGATCCTCGAGGCCTATCGGTCGGCCATGGCCGACGCGGTCCAGGTCGGTCTCGCGGTTATGTCGAATCCGCTCTTCGCCGTCGAGGCGGAGGCGAACCGGAAGGGCCTCGCGGCCCTGGTCGGGGTCTCGCGGGTCCGGATCGGCCTCCTCGACCTGATCCTGGGAAAGTTGAAGCCGGGCGCCGGCGCCCGGCTTCAATCCGCGGCGGCGGCGCCAGGAGCTCCTGGACCCGCTCCCGGGCCCGGGCCGGAGGGCCAGGAGGGCCAGGAGGGTCAGGAGGGCCAGGAGGGCCAGGAGGAGGGCCGGGAGGGCGCCAAGGGGCCGAGGTTGGTCCGATGAGGCCGGGCCTTGCCGAGGAGCTCGAGCGCCTCGAGGAGCGCATCGAAGCGACCAGGGTCGAGATCCGGGCCCAGATCGCGGCGAATCCTACGCTCCGCGCCTCATTCCAGGCGCTCGCCCGGCGCGGCGAGGAGCTCCTCGACGCCGCCGTGGCCGCCGCGGCGGAGATCAAGAAGGCCGGGGGGGTTGGGTTGCTCGCCGCGCCGGCGCTCCACGCCCTCGCCCACAAGGGCGCCTACTTCCACTCGATCGGGATCGGGTTTTCCGACGACCAGGCGATCCTCGATTCGATGGTCGACCGCCTCGAGAAGGAGACGAAATGACCGAGCAAACGGAACCGACGGGCGAGTGGGTCCGCGCCGCGAACGACCAGGCGAAGGTCCGCGCGGCCGGCAGGGCTGGGGAGCGCCACTACAAGGGCGCGGTCGAGGCGGAGGAGACCAGGAAGGGACTGGAGGGCCCGGTCCATTCCTGCCCGGAGGAGAGCTATCGATTCGACGCGGGCCTCCCGCCCTTCGATGCGAACGCGACGCGGAGCGCCGTGCTGCAGTTGCTCGAGGGGAAGGACGGGGTCCGGGCGCTCGTCCACCGCGCTAGGTCTGGCGCGCCCTCCCCACTCCTCCGCTCGCTCCTCGAGGCCGAGGCGATGCTCGACGACGTGCTCGACCTGATCGCCATCATGGGGGTCGGGCGATGATCTGGATCCTCTACGCCGTCGTGGCGGCGATCGGCCTCGTCGCGGCGTTCATCTTGGGCATGGGGATTTTCTGGGCCCTTTACGACGCTCGCGCGAAGGGGGCGCCGCCACTGTGGCCGAGGCGGAAACCTTGACCCTGATCCTGATCCCCTGCCTCCCCTTCGAGCTCGCGGCGGCGATGGTCGAGGAGCACCATCGCCACTCCGTCCCGCCGCCGCGCCTGAACGTCCGATTCTGCATCGGGGCCGCGCTCGAGGGAGAGGACGCCCTCGCCGCCGCCGCGATCGTCGGGAGGCCGAATGCGCGCCACCTAGACGACGGATGGACCGCCGAGGTCTTGAGGCTGGTCGCAAGGCCTGGCGCGCCGCTAGGGGCCTGCTCCGCCCTCTACGCCGCGGCCTGGAGGGCCTGGCGGGCGATGGGGGGACTGCGGATCGTCACCTACACGCTTGCAACCGAATCCGGGGCCTCGCTCCGCGGCGCCGGATGGACCCGCGGGCCCGAGGCCGGGGGCCAGCAGTGGACCTGTCCGGCCCGGCCGCGCGAACGCCGCGAGATCTTCGAGAGGGCCAAGTGGCGATGGGAACGGACTCTCTGGGATCCGACCCTCGAGCTCCCCCCCTGTCCCTCTCGAGCGGTCCCGGGCGCGGCCTGGCGGAGGGTGACCCGCACCGAGGATCCGGAAGGGTCACTGTTCCCGGGCGAGGCGGACCTTTCGGACGGGCGGCCTGGAGGCCTTACGGGAGAAGGGGGCAATTTCGGCGAGGCGACTTGACAGGGAGTGACCCGATTACCTAGACTCTTGTCCGGCCGAGGATTGTCTCGGCCAGGGTTGCCCGGATGCGCAGCCTCCGGGCAGAAGGGACAAAACCATGGTGATCTACTGCATGGATGGTCTCCTTGGGCCGGGTGCGAGGCCGGAGCGCCGCGGCCCGATCGAGGCGCGGGAGCTCCGCCACCTGCCCGAGATCCAGAGGGCCATCGGCCACCTGTTGGTCGACCTCGACGCCGATGCGGGTCTCGGAAAGAGGGCGGCCTGGTCGGTCTGGTCGATGATCGCCCGCGCGATCGCGAAGCTCGAGGCGCGCGCCGATAGGAGGGGGCAGGTCCTCTTCCTCCGCCTTCCGCTCGGCCCTATCTATGGGGGGTTTCGGGGCGTCATCCGCCATCCGGGCGGGGGCCCGAGATCGATTCGCATCCTGGTCGAGGGCCACGATCTCAGCATCGGGTTTCCCTGGCCGCTTTGGGTGGTAATGCTCATCGCCGACCGCGAACGCGGGCTCTATTTCTCGATCAAGCAGAGGGGGGCCGCGGGTTGGACGATCGAGGAGCGGTTGCATCGGGTCGACGTCGTTATCTGCGCCGCCGCCGCGGCCGGGCCGCACGCCGAGGCCTCTGGAGGGCCCGGGCCCGAGGCCTCCATGACCCAGGAGGCGCGATGAAGCTCCAGGAGACTCTCGAGGCCGCGGCCGCCTACCTGGCCGACCTGATCCGCGCCGGCGCCGAGGATGACAGGACCGTCGAGGTCGCGCGCGCGCTCCACGCGCACGCCGCGGCGGGCCGGCCCGGGAAGATCGCGGAGGGCGCAATCGTGACCTGGCCGCCGATCAAAGGAGAGTGCCTGGTCCTCCACGTCACGCCGAGGATGCGCTATTGCACCATCGAATATATTCCGCCGAAGGGCGGGCGAATCACCGCTCACGGGATCAAGGAGAGCGAGCTCTCTTACGTCCGAAGCGCGACCGAGGACGACTTCTCGGCCCATGCGATGCGCGCCGCGGCGCTTGGGAGGGACTGATGGACGTTTCGCTCCGCCGCCTATTGGAGGAGGTCCTCTTCTTCGCCAGCGCGGCCCGGATCCAGGTCCCGGGCCTCCGCGATCTCCTCGATCGACTGGTGCTCGATCGTTCCGACGTCAAGGTCCTGGAGCGGGTTGTGAGCAATTTCCGCGAACGGATTCGCGACCTCGAAGAGCTCCACGCGCCGAGGGAAAAGCTCACGCTAGGCACGCTCGCCGACGAGCTCGCGAAACGCCTCGAATGGGCCGGACAGGCGGCCGCGCCCACGAATTCCGACCACTATCTCATCGATTGTCTGTGGACCTTTATCGACTGCTCAAGGGAACTGCCGCGCGAGGCGGTGCGGGCCATTGTGGTCGGCGCCGCGGATGCGGCGATGCGGGGTCTCGAGGAGACCCGGAAAGAGAAAGAGTAGCATGGCACGGAAACCCGCAATTCCGGCGGAAACGCTCGGGGACTGGTTCAAAGAGCACCTGGCGGGCGCGCTCAACTGGACCGACCTCGTCGCGCGCGCGAGCGAATACGCTCCGGGCAAGATCTCGCACGCGCGCCTCTCGCGGTTGTTCATCGCCTGGCGGCGCGACCAGGCGAAGGCGGCGGGCAAGATCGGGTCGAATGCGCCGGCGCCCGTGGCGAAACGGCGCGCCGCCTCCCACGGCGGGAAGGCGGTGGGCGGCGCGGCGGCGGAGCTCAGAGGCGCGAAGGGGACCCAGGGCGCGGCGTGGAAGCGCGGGGTCCTGGTGCCGCTCGACGAATTCGACAACCTGCTCGGGCGCCTCGAGGATGCCGCGACGAACCTGTGCGGCGTCGTGGCGCAACTGGCCCGAAGGCTCGGAGAATAGGGGGGGAGAAGCGGTCTCCTTGGTTTCTTCCCCCTCCCGGAGGGTGGCGGCCCTCCGGGTCTTTTTCCTCTCAAGAAAGGGTCAAGGGAACGATGGGAAAGCAGATCATTCGGCGGTTGCCGATGCGCGACCTTTGCGAACGGTTCAAGGGCGAGGTCCTTGGAACGACCTCCCGGCGTGCGACCGAGGATTTCCTCCTCGGCGTGCGGTCGAAGGACCCGGCGCTCGCGGCGATGGACCTTCGGAAGATCCTGGTTGCCGTGGCGAAGCTCCGCAACCGGTGGAAGTTCGAAACCTTGGGACTGCCGATCAAGGACGGGCGCGGCCGGACCCTTCCCGGCGTGCGGTCCGAACGGGACGCCGGCGCGCTCGACGAGCGGTTGCGCGCCTTCTTCTCGCGGCCCGGCCGGGCGCCGGAGGAGGACGCGCTCGACCTGCTCCGCGACACGCTCCGCGAGGAGAACGAGAGGCACCTGGAGGCGATCATGGGCGCGGTGCGTGTCCTGCCTGGCTTTGTGCAGGGGGGCGGCGCGGCGCTTCTCAAGGGCGCGCCCGACTGGACTCCGGACCTGATCGGCGAGGGCAAGTGAAGACCAAGGCGGCGGTCCTAGAGTATCTGGTCTTCTCCCGGGCCAGGGCGAGCGGGGCGGAGGTCGCCGCCCGGGCCCGGGCGCTCCGGCCGCTCGTGCTCCGCTTGGGCGACGTCTCGCTCGAGGCCGCCCTGACCGCCTTCAACGTCGCCTCGATCATGGCCTCGTGGCGCGACTACGGCCTCTCGAGGCGCTACATCAACGCCCATGCCTCGCGGATCCGCGCCTTCGCGCGGTGGGTCGTGGCCCAGGGATGGGCAAAGGGGACGGTTGTCCCGGCGATCGAATGCGCGCGGCCCTATCGGGCCGGCGCGCCGGGGACGGTCGACCGGCCGCCCGTGCTCCCGGTCGAGCGGTGCGAGGTCGACAGGGTGCTCCCCTTCCTGCCTCCGATGGTCGCCGCGATGGTCGAGCTCGCCTGGCACACGGGCGCCCGGATGGGCGAGCTCACGATCCTCCGGCCGTGCGACGTCGACCGCTCGGGCGAGGTCTGGATCTACCGGCCGCGGCGTCACAAGACCATGGCGGTCGGGGGAAGGATCATCCTCATCGACGAGGCGGCCCGGGCCGTCCTCCAGGCCGCGCTCGAGCGGTGGGGCCGAGGGCCCGAGGATTACCTTTTCGCGCCCTGCCTCGAGGCCGTGCGCACGGGCCGCGGGGGCGCGGGCGCCCGGCCGCCCGGCGAGGTCTACTCGACCGCCGCCGTGGCGAAGGCGATCCGGCGCGCCTGCCTCCGGGCGAAGACCGCGCCATGGGGGCCGCATCGCCTCCGCCATGCCTTCGCGACCCGGGCCGCGGCCGCTTGGGGCGCGCTCGTGGCCTCGCGCCTGCTCGGTCACCGCTCGATCCGAGTGACCGAGGCCTACATCGGGCCCGACCTCGATCTCCTCGCCTTGGTCAAGAAAGGCCTCTAGGGGGGCCTCCGGGGCACCTGGCCCGGGCGGGCGGTGGGATGGTAGAATCCTCGCGTTCCCTTCGGCGTCGCGGCGGCCTTGAGTTAGGGGCGGGTCGCCGCGGCGCCGCCCTTTTTTGCACGCCTTCGAAGGGAGCTCCTGTCCGACCGCGGGCCGCCCGGGCGGCCCTGTCCACCGTTGCCGGTTGGGCGCATGGGCGAGAAGGTCGGACCCTTGCGAATCCTGTCCAGCCCTGGCAATCTCGGTCCGAACCGTCGCCGAGGAGGAGCTATGGCATGGTTGACCTTGAACGAGGTCCGGGACCAGATCGGGATCCCGGGGGTGAAGGGGAAGATCTCCTGGAAGAGTGTCTGGCGGTGGATCCGGGTCGGGGTCCGCGGCCGGCGCCTTCCGGCAACCAAGATGCCCGGCTATTGGATCGTCGAGTCAAAGGACCTCGACGCCTTCCGGGTCCACCTGCTCGGCGGTGCGGGCAAGGACAAGATCGATGAGATCCTGGAGCAGGAGTTCAAGATCGGGGGGGCGAAATGAGGATCAAGCTCGAGAACCCGTCGCCGGTGCCATCGCACCGGTGGATTTCAGGGACCGCGCCGGCGATCGAGCTCATCGATCGGCATGAGGGCGAGATCCTCATCGCCGGGCAGTGGCGGGTGATCGTCGGCAAGGCGGTTGGGCGCCTCCGCTACTGGCACGCGCGCCGCGAACCGGGGAGCGGGCCCTTCCCCTCGGCCGGGGTCTTCGAGGCGAAGCTCGAGGAGACGGGCCGGGCGGAGGAGACCCGGCCCTTCCGCGGCGGAGGCACGCTGACCCTCGAGGTCCGGACCGACCGGGTCGACGTGTCCCATACCTTCGAGCTCGGCGCCGCGCCGGTCGACTATCAGGACCGGATCCTCCAGGTCCGCAAGGCGGTCGCGCTCCTCGGCCCGGCCTGGACCGTGGAGCTCTGGTGCTATGAATGGGTCGAGCAGGAGATCCGCGAATTCGAGCTCCTGATCGTCCACTCCTCGCCGGAAGTCTCGCACCTGAAGGAGCGGATCCTCCGCATCGCGCTCCGGTCCGACGATCCGCTCTGGATCGACGACGGCGCGCTCCGTGGCGCGCGCCCGGCCACGCCGCACGATTGGATCCTGGCCGAGGACTGCTCGATCTTCGACGGACAGGCGCTCGCCTTCTATGGGCGCGTCGCCGTGCTACCGACCTGGCCCGGGTGGTTGCTCGCCGGCGGCGTGCTCGGCGAGCTCCCCTATCGCCTGGTCGGCATGGTCGACGCTTGGAAGGGCAACTGGGGGCCATTCGGCCACGATTGGCCCGAGTTCTCGGCCGAGGAGCTCGCGCGGATCGAGGACTACGTCGTCGGTCTTTGCCGCGCCCATGCCTCGCGCCTGCTCGGCGCGACCCAGGCGCTCCAGGACGGGGGGAAGATCTCGCCTTGGGCAGAGGTCCCGTTCTCGCCGCGCCGGCCGGCCGACAGTGGGGACCAGAACGCCTTCGGCGTGGCGAAGCTCGGCCAGGCCTTGATCCCCTTTGAACCGCTCTTCCTGATCCCGGCGCGCTACTCGGCCACCTATGGGATGGCCTGTAGGCCGGTCCACCATCGCGAGGCCTGCGGCGCGCACCTGTCGCGAGGCATCCATCCGGATCTGATCCTCCTATCCGAACGGCCGCACTGGCATACCGGCGTCTCGCCCGACCGCCTCGGCAAGCCGGACGGGCCGCTCGAGGCCGAGGGGTGGGAAGGCCTCGAGGATCAGCATTTCTCCCCCCTCCTGGAGGTCGGGACCTACCTCCTCACCGGGTCGAGGATGCTCCTCTCCCTCGTCGAGGAGATCGTCGAGAGGGCCGAGTTCGAATACACGCTCCCAAGCGAGAGGACCGCCTCGACGAACGACATGCGGGCGGCCCGGGCGGTCGGCCGGGTCGGCCTCTCGCTCCTCTGGATCAACTGGGCCATGACGAACTACTCGACCGGGCCCGGGCCGAACTTCACCGCGGCGGGCCGCCTGGTCGCCGCGAGGCAAGAGGAGTGCATCGCGCGCCAGTGGTCGGGCCGCCAGGTCCAGGAGGGCCTGGTCCGGCCGCTCCGGTGGGAGACCCATGAGCATTTCCCCTGGAGGCCGAAGGCGGACGGGTGGCGGCCGCCCTTCGAGGCGATCGGGGTCGCGGGTCTGGTCGCCGCGCATCGCCTCTGCGTCGCCGGTGCGCTCGGGATCGCCCGGTCGGTCGCGCTCTCCATGCTCACCTATGGGCTCAAGGACGACCTCGAACCATGGTGGGGGATCCGGTGGGACCAGACCCGGCCCGGTGCTCCTCCGGGCGAGGGCGACTACCAGGACGGGGTTGGTGCGTGGGGTCTCTGGTCCTTCGGGCCGCTGCTCCTGCTCAACCGTTACCTGGTCCTCGAGCGGGGCGACCACTCCCTCGAGGCGAAGATCCTCGCCTTCGCCGCGGCCGCGGTGCGCCGCTACCGCGGCGACGAACCGGAGACCTGGATCCGCCGCGCCGAGTGGGGCGGCCGGGTCGAGTCGCCCGCCAACCCCGACAGGCCGCCCTCTCCGACCGTCTAGGGGGCGATGGTGCGCACCGACTTCGGCATAGACTTACGGGTCGGGGGAAGGGCGATCGGCGCGCCTCGAGGCAAGGGCGGCCTCGAGGAGGCCGCGGGTCCTTCCAGCCCCCCC